AGGTTTTAGAAAAATGCGCTGAAGTTTACTATTGTGATGATTATTCTGTTGATAATATACCAGAATCAGACATATATTACTTAACAAGAGTACAAAAAGAGCGAGGAAGCTCTGGTAGTTATGAATTAACAAAAGAACATATTGATAAATTACCAGAAAAATGTATAGTTATGCACCCATTTCCTAGAAATGAAGAAATTCCTCAGTGGTTTGATAGCGATCCAAGAGCAAAATACTTTGAGCAAATGTCAAATGGGCTTTATGTCAGAATGGCAATACTTTATGAGAGACTATGAACAAAATTAACATAAAATCAGCAACAATTACAGATAAAATATACATAAAAGAAGAAGATATTCAAGATATTTCTGCTTTTGAACAAGCATATACATATCAAATTGTTGATGATTTTCACTATACCTATGAATATGACGAAGATACTGGAATATATACTGTTCCTAGCAATTCTTATGCTAAATTAGATATAGAAACTGTTGAAGACTTAAGAAATTTTGAAGATTCTGAGAAAAAATTTGAATTTAAAGGGCAATTAAGAGAAGAACAGCAAGATATGGTAGATGCTTTCTTCCAAATCAAGGACAGGGTGCGTAGTGGACTATTCCAAGCACCTTGCGGCTGGGGTAAAACCTATGTAGGATGCAATCTTTTAGCCCGTGCTAACAAACCCACTTTAATTTTAGTTCACACAAAGCTACTTTTTAGACAATGGATTGAAGAGTTAGAAAAACAAATACCAGGAATAAAAATTGGTCGAGTTGGAGACGGTCTTTTAGATATTCAAGACATTACAGTAGGCATTTATAAAAGTGTATTGAACAATATTCCTCAACTACATGATAAGTTTGGTCTTCTAATGGTTGACGAAGCTCATTTATGTCCTGCAGATATGTTCTCTCAAGCAGTAAATGCTATAAATTGTAGAGCAAAAATAGCTATTACAGCTACTCCTCGTAGAAAAGATGGAAAACATATAGTTTTAGACGACTATTTTACCACATTTAAGTCATATGCGTATGACCCACGAGTTCTTGCAACTCCAAAAGTTGAAATATACCAAACAGCTATTAGATTTAATGTGGTTGACCCAAAACGAGATTGGAGTAGGCAAACTAACTCTCTAGCAAAAAATTCACAATTGCGCCGGCTGGTAGCTGAAAAAGCCATATCAAAAGTGAGTGGAGGTCGCTGTATACTCATTTTAGGAGAACGTCTAGATTGGCTTCGTGAGTTAAATAAAATTATACCTGAATCAGTTCTTTTAATTGGAGAAACTGGGGAAGAACAACGTAAAGAAATATTAGATAACGTAGGTACAAAGTATAAAGTAGTTTTAACAACTAAGTTATTTGATGAAGGCATTAGCTGTCATAGACTTGATACTTTATTTTTAGTATTTCCTTCTAATAATCCCATAAAACTGGAACAAAGAATTGGTAGAATTATTAGAGAACATCCCGAAAAGAAACGTCCTCTTATTTGTGATTTTTGGTTAACAGGACCGATAGTACAAAAACAACAAACTAATAGAAGAAACTGGTATATACAAAGAGGGTACTCTCTATGAGTTTTTACTTTAACTGGTATGAGTTGCTTAAAAAATCCAAAAAGGATTACGATTCAATAATCGTATTGACATATGCTTCTACTTTTGGATATAATAAGAAAATTGCAAATAGCTCGTTAGAATTAGTAAAAAAACTATATGTTCATAGAATACCAAACTGGTTAAATTCTAGTTTAATAACAAATAGAAGTTTTGAAATCTTTAATAATTATAGAGTTGAAGAACCTCAAAGCTATTTTAGAAATCCATCATTTCTCAAAACTGTTACACCAGTAACACATAAAATACAATACTTATGGTTGCTTTCGCACAGAAGAAATGATGATAAAAACCCATTTATTAACAGAGACTTTTTTAAGTTAAAAGAAATAGATGGTATAAAAAGTAACCCATTTATAAGTATTGACAAAGATAAGATAAATTTTATCTTAGAAAATACCTACACACAAAGAACATAGTTCAACAAGAAAGGAAACACTATTATGGTATCATGGGACAAAGCTAAAGGAAACGCCGGAGGTGGCGGTGGCGGACAACGCCGAGAAATTGAGAGACTAACTCTCCCAGTCGGAGAAACAAAGATTCGACTAATTGGAGAAGTTATGCCTCGTTATGTATATTGGGTAGTAACCACAGAAGGCAAAAAGATGCCTGTTGAGTGCTTACGTTTTGATCGTCAGAAGGAAACTTTTAATGAGTCAAATAAAGACCCAATGACAGAAATTGACGAAGAGATTTATGCTGATAAACCCCAATTTGCGTATGTTTGTAATGTAATTGATCGTGCAGACAATAAGATTAAGATTTTTGATCTTCGCTCTACGATTTACAAGCAGATTGTAGACTATGCTACAAATCCTGATTACGGTAATCCAGCAGATGATAGTACAGGATATGATATTACTATTAAGAAGGAAAAGACAGGACCTCTACCACAGAATGTTAAATATTCTGTAATTCCTGCTCGTAATAATTCTGCTCTTACAGATTCAGATAAGGGCCTAGAGCTTTTTGAACTTGATAAGATTTACAAGCGTCAATCTTATGAAGAGCAAAAACAGTGGCTTCTTCAAAATACGGCTTATTTTGCTGAAGAAGCTTCTGATGAATTTAAGCCAGAAGCAGTAGAGGATCTCGACTAAATGGCAAAAAAGTCACTAAGTGATTTTACTACAGTAGAAGCAGAGGAAAATTCTGCTCCTACTGGGGCCTTATTAGTAGGCCCAGAAGGTCAGACACAAGTTGACCTACAAAAACTAAGAGAAACCTGTTCTGTATTTTTTGCTACACCTTGCTATGGTGGTATGATTACAGACCAGTACTTTTTAAGTATTTTTAAAGCATCTCAAGAATTAGTAAGGCATAATATTACCTTCCGACTAACAACCCTTAGAAACGAAAGCCTTGTTACACGAGCTAGAAACATTCTTACTGCAATGTTTTTAGATTCTGGTGCTAGTCACCTATTTTTTATTGATGCTGATATAGAATTTGAACAAGACGCAATTATTAGAATGTTAGCTATGGATAAGCCTATTATCGCAGCAGCATATCCTAAAAAAGCTCTACCAATTCAATATGCTATGAATTTCAAGTATATTGATCCTGTAAAACAACAAATCAGAGTAGAAAACGGGGCAGTAGAAGTTTGGGACGCATCTACAGGATTCTTCTGTATTAAACGTGAAGTTTTCGAAAAAATGATGGTTGAATATCCACACCTTCATTATAAGAATGATAGTAATATTGACCCTAAACTACAAAAATATTGCTATGCATTTTTTGATACAATGATTGATGAAGATGAAAATGGTGACAATCGTTATCTATCAGAAGATTATACTTTCTGTCGTCTTTGGCAAAAGATGGGAGGAGAAATTTGGATGGACCCTAATACTAAACTAAATCACGTAGGATCATATACTTTTGAAGGTGATTTAGGTAAAATTATTAATATGAAGAGGTAATCAGTGAAACGTATTCTACTATTAGGAAGTGGTGAATTAGGTAAAGAAGTTGTTATTAGTGCTAAAAGACTAGGAATGCATGTAGTAGCTTGCGATAACTACTTCGGAGCACCTGCTATGTCAGTAGCAGATCATGATGTTACTTTTGATATGCTTGATGCAAAACAACTTGAACGTGTTATAGATAAATATAAACCTGATTATATTGTTCCTGAAATAGAGGCTATTGCTACAGAAGTTTTACTAAAGAAAGAAGCAGAAGGATACACAGTAGTACCCTCTGCTAAAGCTGTAAACCTTACAATGAATCGTGATAAAATTAGAGATCGGGCAGCGGAGCTAGGCATTCGTACTGCCCGATTTTCTTATGCAGAGTCTTTAGCTTCTTTATATTCTATTGCAGATGAAATTGGATACCCTTGTGTAATAAAACCAGTAATGAGTTCGAGTGGTAAGGGACAGTCGATAGCAAACTCTGTAGAAGACCTAGCTTCTTCTTGGCAATATGCTGTGGATAATATGAGAGGAGACAGAGAAAAAGTAATCATAGAAGAGTTTATTAAATTTGATTATGAAATCACTCTTCTCACAATTAAACAACAAAATGGTCCTACTTTATTTTGTCCTCCTATTGGGCACCACCAAGAAAGTGGTGATTATAAACATAGCTGGCAACCTGCTACAGAAGAAACTTTTACAGGACATATTATTGAATCAGATGCTAGACAAATTGCAAAAACTATAACAGACGATTTAGGAGGTTCTGGCATATTTGGAGTAGAGTTTTTTGTAATAACTTCTTCAGATAGACCAGAAGTTATATTTAGTGAATTAAGTCCTCGTCCACACGATACAGGTATGATCACTATGATATCTCAAGAATTATCAGAATTTGATCTACATGTTAGGGCATTTACTGGACTTCCTATACCAGAAATTAAAGTTAGACCTAATAAAAATAAATGGGCAAGTGCTACTATTAATATTCCATCTGATACTAAATCAGGGTTAGTTTATGATCTAGAAGGTATTGAAGAAGCATTGGAACTGGGATGTGATATTAGAATCTTTGGAAAACCAAGTACAAAACCTAATAGAAGAGTAGGAGTGTTACTGTCTAATAATTTAGATACAGCACTAGAGGCTCAGAAGTTAGTCAAAATCAAGACGCAAGTGTGACGTCTTAGGAAAGTAGCGCACTCCGTGCGCCCGGCTGTGTCTCTCCGAGACAACGTGAATGAACATCTTAGGTCAGCGCTGTCCAACAGCTGTTCACCTGCGGTGGTATTTATTCACTAATTATGCACATAGAATAGCATACTTTTTGCCTTTCGGCAAGTATATAAAATTAAAATTTTATCGTTGCTCTTTCTGGTGCAACGCTGTCATAAAACTGTAACAAAACTGTGATATATTTATAATGAAACTAAAACATATTCATGCTCATATGAAATCTGCTTTTAACTATGCAGAGTGTTCCACAGCCGTCCGTCTTCAGGTCGGCTGTGTTATTGTAAAAGAAGATCGTATTATTAGCATCGGATACAACGGTATGCCAAGTGGTTGGAACAACTGTTGCGAAGACACTGTATTTTTTCAAGGTGGCAAGCAATTAGTAGAGCCTATACTAAAAACAAAACCAGAAGTACTACATGCAGAATCTAATGCTATAGCTAAACTAGCACGATCACCTGAGAGTGGAGAAGGAGCTGTAGCTTTTATTACCCACGCTCCTTGTTTAGATTGTGCAAAACTTTTGTATCAAGCTGGTATCTGTGAAGTATACTACTCTCATAGCTATAGACTCACAGATGGAATAGATTTTTTAAAACAGTGTAAGATTAAAGTTCATCAGGTAGAACTATGAAAAGAGTGATGTTTTCTGCTAAATTAAGTGATGAACTTGCAGAAGAACTCACAGATGCTATAGTAGAGATGCTACAAGAGGAACCTGAGATAGAGATTAAAGATCTATCTCGTAGATTAAAAATAGAGACGATTAATCTTCCCTGGGGAGTTGATTCTCCCTTTGCCTATATATTTAAAGAAGATCAAAAAACCTGGTGTTGTCTCAAACCTCAATATAGAAAGAGAGACTAAAAATGGATGCAGTAACTATTTGGATGGCGATCGGATTTCTCATGGCCGCATATAGTGTTATAGCAAACGATTCAGTCCAAACGCTTGGAACTTGGATTGCATCAAATAACGAACGATTCCACTGGACAGTTTTATGGACCGCCTCTTCGGCGGTTTTGCTTTGGGCGCTATGGTTCGGTTGGTATATCAATGGAGGCGACATTTCATATGGTCGCCTAACTAAGATACCTTTCCAAGAGGTTCAATGGTATCATGCAGCTGCTCCAGCAATCCTTCTACTTCTAACTCGTGTGGGTGTCCCTGTCTCTACTTCCTTCCTCGTTCTCTCTGCATTTGCATCAACCTTTGTGTTAGAAAAGATGTTGATGAAATCTATCATGGGATATGCTGTAGCAGCTGTCACTGCCTACGCACTTTGGCATATCATTGCTCGATTAATTAATGAAAAGAAGCCTATCGGTGATCACTGGAGTCGCCCATACTGGCGTGTAGCACAGTGGGTAACTACTGGTCTACTTTGGTGGACTTGGTTATCACATGATATGGCAAACATTGCAGTGTTTCTTCCCAGACAAGTTCCATGGGATTTAATGATTATCATTTCAATCATCTTTGTCGCAGGACTAGGATGGATGTTTATGGAACGTGGAGGTAAGATTCAAAATATTGTGTTAGAAAAATCTACAACACGATATATTAGATCAGCTACGTTAATTGATTTAGCGTATTTTGTTATTCTCTACTTCTTCAAAGAACTCAATAATATTCCAATGTCAACCACATGGGTATTCGTTGGTCTACTGACAGGACGAGAACTAGCAATTGCTTCTGTATATAATACTAAGATGAAACAAATCTTTCCTTTAGTCACTCGTGATTTTATGAAAATGATGATTGGTCTTGGTGCTTCAGTAGGCATTGTACTATTAATTCATTATGTAATTGTACCTAACGGTTACTAGAATTTAAATTTAAATAGTTCTGGACAATTATGGGATAGTGTAGTAAAATACACTATCCTTAAATTTTTGGAGAAGCTAGATTGAAAATTTTACACAGTGCCGACTGGCATATTAACCTACATAAGAAAAAAGTTCCCGCTAGTTGGAGTGCGAATCGTTTCAGACTTTTCTTTGAAGAGATTCATAAATTAGAAGAAACACATGATGTTCACTTCTTATCTGGTGATATTTTTGATAGAAAACCTGAACCAGATGAAATTTGTTTATTTCTTAGATTCGCAAATGCAGTAAAAATTCCAACCTATATTATCCCAGGAAACCATGAAGCTACGAAGAAAGGCGAAACATTCCTTGAACATTTCCATGAACAACATGCTATTACGAATCCAAACGTGGTTCTTATTACAAAAAATCAACGTGAAACTATACGGGGTCAAAGCGTATATTTCTATCCCTATGGAGAAATGCAAAAAGAAAATCTTCTGGATTTTGAGGGAGATGAAATTCTTGTTACTCATATTCGTGGAGAAGTACCGCCCCATATCACGGCTGAATACGATTTTGAAAAGCTTCGTTCCTGGCCGCTCATACTTCTCGGTGACATACACTTTAATCATCGTTACTTGGATTACCCTGCTTATTATAGTGGTAGCCCAATGAACGTCTCTTTTGACAGAGATGAGAAAAAAGATTATGGAGTGAATGTTATTGACTATATTGATC